AACATCTAGTATCCCTAACCATGAAGGTGCAACCGGGATCATTCGACCTGACGTACTCCTCACAGATGATACCCTCGAATCTAAAATTGCCACCACATATCGTTTTCCACAAGCCCAACGGGTCAAAGTGACTCAATCCAAGAACAAGAATATGACCCTTTTCACTCTTATGGAACGTTATTCAAAGAAGACCAAGAATATGACCGGTCATTCTTGCAAACTTATGGCCGCAAAACTTTATAAAGGTCTAAAGAAACACATAAATTTTGATGCCCCCCATGACATTAAAGAAGAATGCTATGCTGATGCTATTAAGAAATTCACCGAACGGGGTGGAGATCTCAACGATCTTGAGGAACTCCCAGCTTCAACCTTTGATAGAGCTAACATGCAGATCAAGTTCAACATGAAACAACAACAAAAACCTGATCTGTCAACGGACCCGCTCTCCAAACTTAAAGCCGGTCAGGGTATTGCAGCTTGGGGAAAAACCCTCAATCTCTGGTTTGTCGTTTGGACACGCATACTTGAAAAGGTCTTCTCTCGTAACACCAAATCCAAACTTCATTTGTCCACTGGTTTTAATAATGAAGAAATACTGGCCATGCTAGAAGCCGTTGGTTCGAACGACCCCGATCTCATCTATGCGATTAACGATTTTGAAGAATTCGATTCGAGCCAAAACAACGTTGGCCATGAGCTATTGCGTATGGTGTTGAGAGATATTGGAACACCTGAAGAGATGCTTGACATGTTCGTGGCCCGCATGTATTCTAGAGTTGTTACTGCCGATGTCGGCTCTCTGAATGTTAAGAACAAAAAAGACTCCGGTCGTGTTGATACTCTTATAGACAATTCTTTGTTTAATGTTGCCGTTCTTATTTACATTATCGATTGGGATCAATCTAGCATAGACCATATTTTCTTTAAAGGTGATGATTCCCTTATAATCGGTCGAAAAATTGTTTTCAAAATTCATCTCCTTCAAGACTTACGTTCCAAATGTGGTTATAAGTTGAAACTCGGCCGCGATCTCAAATCTGCTGAGTACGTCTCTTTCTTAGTCAATTATAATGGTGCCGCAATTGATATTCCAAAGTTGGCCGCTAAAGTTGCTACTAGACATTACACCAATTTTGAAGACTTTGAGAAATACCAGATCGCCGTTAAAGATATGATCAAAACTACCAACTGTACAACTCGTGCCGCAATGTACTGCAACATCAACGCCGTCCACCATAATTCCACTCCGGAAAAAATGGACACGCTTCTTTCTTTCCTTCACACATTCGCCAACGGTGATATTGATTTCTCTGAGCTTGTACCGTTCTCGTATAAAGTAATGTGTTTTGATGACCCGAATTATCGTTTACCGGACAAAAAGAATCAAATGCGGTCCTCCACAAAATTAGCTAAACGCGTGTTCACATCCGCTGGTCGACTTCTCCTGTGAGGGTTTTCTATTATCATAATGCCTAACCAACGCCAAAACCGTCGACCTAGGGCTAAACGCCCTAAAGTTCCAATACCTTTACATCTTCAGGCCACTCGGGCCTTAGCCTCCCTTTCCATCAAACGTCGACCTAGACGTCGAAACCTTCGTTC